AGAAATTATGGCACAACATGACATGAACATTGCGAATCAGTCGTTTCCGTCCTTTAGGACAGATTTAAACAATGCACTTTCAGCAATTAATACAATGCACTCTGGTACATCACGACCAAGTGGTGCGACTGTAGGTACTCTTTGGCTAGATACAACTAATTCTGGTTCAAATAGTTTAGAAATTAAATTTTTTGATGGAACAGATGATATTTCATTTGCAACAGTAGATACATCTGCAAATACTATTAATTTTATTGATAGTGCAGTTTCATCAGATTTAGTAAATGACACCTCTCCTCAATTAGGTGGTAATTTAGATGTAAATGGAAACGATATAGTTTCTACATCAAATGCAAATATTGATATAGTTCCAAATGGAACAGGAGATGTAACACTTCAAGCAGATACAGTTCAAATTGGAGATAGCAACGCAAACGCAACTTTAACTACCAATGGAACAGGCGATTTAATTTTAAATACAAATGCTGGAACAAACGCTGGTAACATTACTCTTGAAGATGGTGCTAATGGTCATATTCAAGTAACAACAAATGGAACAGGATATATTAAATTTAACGATCTAGCTTATATTCCACAACAAGCATTAACATCATCATCAAATGCAGTTGCATGGGACGTTCAAGCTAAACCAAACGCATATCATTTAACAACAGAAAATACTACTTTTTCTGCACCAACTAATTCAGTTGAGGGTTCGTTTATTTGTTTAGAAATAAACTATGATGGCGCACACACAATCGCATTTAATACTGTATTTGAATTTGCAGCTTCAACTGCACCAACATTTACTTCAACAGATGGAAAAACTGATATATTAGTTTTCAGATACAATGGTTCAGTTTGGCAAGAAGTAGGTAGAACATTAAATTTAAGTGAAAGTTAAAATATGTACGCAATAGTAGAAGATAA